GAACTGATGTTTGTCGCACCAACTTTCATGAAGATATTTGGATTGCAAGTTTAGAAAATAAACTTAATAAAATTATTAATAACGGTTCTGCACATAATACTAATAACATAGTGATTCCAGATACACGTTTTCCAAATGAGATTAAAATGATTCGCAAACTTGGCGGCGAAGTATGGGGCGTTCGTCGTGGTGAAGACCCTGACTGGATGATAAATCTAATCAAATATGGCGAACAACCACAAGACATTCACCCTAGTGAATGGTCTTGGGTGCGTGAAAATCTTGATCAACTTATCAATAATGATGGCACAATTGCTGAATTAGAACAAAAAGTCAAGAGTTTGCTATAATATCCGTATATAACTTCTAAAACGGGGGTTCTTTTAAGGTTAACCGCTAAATATTATTAACCTTAAAGGAATAGACCCAATGGCAACTTTAGTATCTCCTGGCGTTTCAGTATCAGTAATTGACCAAAGCAATTATGCACCAACTGGTCCTGGTACAGTGCCTTTTATTCTGCTTGCAACTGCAAGCAACAAAACCAGTTCTGCTGGTGGTATCGCATCATATACAACCAGTTCAACAGTTAATACTTTACAACTTGTTTCAAGTCAAAAAGACTTATTAACAAATTATGGTTTACCAATTTTCCCAAGTGATGCGAGTGGTAATAGACTTTTTGGCAGTGAACTTGCCGAATATGGTCTCATGGCTGCTCACAGCACTCTTGGGGTTACAAATCAAGCATACATCTTACGTGCTAATATAGACCTTGGTCAATTAAATGGCAGCAGCAGCCGCCCTTATGGTGAACCTGCTGGTGGAACCCAGTGGGTAGATACTGCAACAACTAGTTATGGCATTTTCCAGTGGGATGCAACAAATCAAGTCTTTAATGCAGAAACACCACTTGTAATTACAGATTCTACACAATTAACTGGCGGTGTTCCATATAGCAATGTTGGAACAGTTGGAAGTTATGCCGTTAATGCAACAGATGTAAAAAATCCAATTTATCAAAAAACATATGACAATAGTTGGCAAGCTGTTGGAAGTAATGCATGGGCTGCTAGAGTTCCTACATTAGTTGGTAATGCACAAGCTGCTACTACATTATCTATGGGTCAAGTTCTATGGATTAATAACAACAGCTTTACTATTGGCTCAAACTTAAGCACTGCTAATCTTGTAGCAACAATTAACACTGCAAATCTACCAGGTGTCAATGCTCAATTAGTAAATGGTTATTTTGAATTATTTGCTAATAGCCTTGCTCAAAGCGGTGGTGTATCTGCTGCAGCTGACGGTAAAGTTGCAATTTATGGAAACAGTAGTGTCGGTCTTCTAAGTGCACTTGGTATTTCATCTGGAACTTATTATAGTCCAACTCTTCAATACAGTCCACACTACAGTGTTCCATACTGGAAGTCAACTGATAGTGCACCACGTCCAAGTGGAAGTGTTTGGTTAAAAACAACTGCTGTAAATGGTGGTGGAAATTGGATGGTTTATCGTTGGAATAGTGCAACAATGTATTGGGACCAGATACCTGCACCAATTTTCCATCGTCGTCGTGATGCAACTTATAATTTTGATCCAACTTTGGGTGGTTTGGGTATCGCAACTGATACATTATTTGTAAAATATGATCTTTTAACCAACAACACAGCTACGTTTAAGCTATTGCAGTGGAAAGGTAACGGTACTGCAAATGTTGTTACTGGAAGTGTAAGTAATCCTACATTTAATATTGGTGACCAATTCACTATTCAGGTTACTATACCAGGTCAAAGTGCACCAAGCAGCACTTATACTGTAACATTGTCAGGAACAACCGCTGCAAGTTTTGTAAGCAATGTTTTGTCACTAAACATTCCTTACCTTTCAGCAAGTGTAACTTCAAGTGGAAATGTACAGTTAAGTCATATTAATGGTGGTGATATTACTCTTCAAAATATTACTAATACACCACTTACTACAGCTGGTATTACAACTGCACTGCCAAATGTATTTGATGATGCAAACACTGGTGTTCTTATAGCAACTTATTGGTATGCTGCAGCAAGTTTATATCAACAATCAACTGCACCAATAGTAGCACCAACAGATGGAACATTATGGTATTATTCAACTCCACTAGAAGTTGATATTATGATTAATAATGGAACATCATGGAAAGGTTATAAGAATGTAACTAGTGACAGTCGTGGTTATAATCTAGCTAATACTGATCCTCTTGGACCAATTATTAGTAGCAGTGCTCCAACAAAACAAACTGATGGAACAAGTCTAGTATACGGAGATATTTGGATTAATACAAGCAATCTAGAAAACTATCCTCAAATCTATCGTTGGCAACGTCTAAATGGCACAGATCAATGGGTGCAAATCAACACTACCGATACCACAACTGAAAACGGTATTCTTTTTGCTGATGCTCGTTGGGATTCAAGTGGCACTGTTGATCCAGCACTAGGTGCAAAACCAACTATTGTTAGCTTGCAGTCAAGTGATTATGTTGATTTAGATGCACCAAATCCACAACTCTATCCACGTGGTATGTTGCTATTCAATACTCGTCGTAGTAGCTACAATGTTAAGAAATATGTTGAAAGCAAATTTAATAGCACTAATTATCCATTAATGAGCTTGCCACAAGTTGCTGCTACTTGGCAAAGTTATAGTGGCGCTGATAGCTATGGTGTGCCATATTTTGGTCGCAAAGCACAACGTAATGTAGTTGTAAGTGCTCTTAAAGAAGCAGTTGACAACAATGTAACAGTGCGTGAAGATCAAATCAACTTTAACTTGCTTGTTTGCCCAGGTTATCCTGAATTAACAAGTAACCTTGTAACACTTAATAATGATCGTCGTAACACAGGATTTGTATTAGTTGATACTCCTATGGGTCTAGCAAGTGATACCACAAGTGTAAACAACTATGTAACTAATGCAAATAGTGCAACAGAAACAGGTGAAGATGGTTTATTAATCAACGATCCTTATACTGCTGTGTTCTATCCAGGCGCTGCTTATACAAATGCTCTTGATGGTGTTGGACAAGTTGTTGTTCCAATTACTCATGCAATTCTACGCATGATTATTAAGAGCGATCAAGCAAGTGCTCCATGGTTTGCACCAGCAGGTAGTTTACGCGGTAAAATTGATAACGTAATTAAGATTGGATATCTAGATAGAACTACTGGTAAGTTCTATAGCATAGGAACAAATCAAGGTCTACGTGATCTTCTTTATGCAAACGATGTAAATCCTGTTGCAGTATTCCCAAATGAAGGTATTCTAAATTATGGAAACCATACTCGTCAGGCAAGTGCTACGGCTCTGGACCGAATCAATGTTGCACGTTTGATTAATTACCTACGTTATAATCTTGAGCGTATTGCTAAGCCATTGGTATTTGAACCAAATGATACAGTAACTCGTAATCAAGCTACAAATGCTGTATCTGGATTGTTAAACGATATCAAGACACAACGTGGTGTATATGATTACTTGGTTGTTTGTGACACCACAAACAATACACCAAGCACAATTGATCAAAATATCTTGAATATTGATATTGCAATTGAACCAACAAAGGCTGTGGAATTTATCTATATCCCAGTTCGTATCTTGAATACTGGCGCAATTGCTGGAACAGGTGCAAATCAAGGTGGTTTAAGTAATACTACACCAAGTGTAGGACTTGGCTCCTCAATAGTATCATAATAAAAAAATTGTATAAAATAATAAAAGCCGCTAGAAATAGCGGCTTTTTTATTAGATACCCCCCTCTGAAAAGTAATAGAATTGTTATAAATACTTTTAATAGGAGATACAGATGGCAGTTGCATCATTACTCAACATGACGGTTCCTGTTGCTAGTAATAGTGACCAAAGTGCAGGCAATCAAGGCTTATTAATGCCTTTGCTAAAATACCGCTTTAGAGTTACATTCTTGAATTTTGGGGTTACTAATCCTACTACAGAACTTACAAAGCAAGTTATGACTTTTACTCGTCCTAACGTGAACTTTAACCAGATTGAAATTCCAATCTACAATAGCAGAATGTACTTACAAGGCAAACCTGAATGGCAAACCGTTAGTTGTGAACTTCGCGATGATGCTCAGGGCAGTGTTCGCTTACTTGTTGGTGAACAAATTCAAAAGCAATTTGATTTTGCTGAGCAAGCAAGTGCAGTTAGTGGTATTGATTACAAATTCATTACTCAATTTGAAGCACTTGACGGTGGCAATGGTGCAAATGGACCAACTACTCTTGAAACTTGGCAACTTTATGGTTGCTTCCTACAAGAAGTAAATTATAACAATTTTGATTATAACAGCAATGATCCAGCAACTATTTCATTGACT